AACTACATTTCTTAATGATTTTTTATCAAAATCAAGAATAGCACTCGCAATTACAGCCGATGATGCAGCTGTAACTCCCCATGATAAGGTTTCAATAAAATTAATCAACATTAATATAATTTTTAATAATTTTGTCTTTAAATTACTTTTTTAAAATTCTAATTCAAATAAACCATCTTCTTTAAATCTACTTTCTCCCGAAGTAACCTCTCCTATATATCCCATTTGATTTGAAATTAAACGTACTCCTTCCGGAGATACAAAATCATAAGAATAGTGAGTATGTCCGCTGATCCAGCACAATATATTGTTTGTATTTTGAAATTCTTTTAATGTACCATCAGGATGGCTAAAATAATTTTTCATCATTTTTCCTTGTAAAGCATATTTTGAATGAGATGTATTCTTTTGTTGTGGTGGAAAATGTGTCATTACAATAACTTTTTTACCATTTGTTAGTTCATTTGTATTTAAAATTTCATAAATCTTTGAATAATCTTCAAAATTCATTTGATTCACATCTCTAGGAGATAAGTCATATGGTCTTGGATCTGTTATTTCGCGTTTGAAACGAATCATATTATAATCATTAATGTACATTCTTGCCTCATATTCAGTAATAAATGGAGAAGAAGTCCAAAAAGTTGATCCTAATACAATTATATCTTCATTCAAACTAACAAAATTATTATCTAAAATATGTATATTTGTTAGTTGATTTGCTTCCAAGAATAGTTTACTTTCTCTTTTAATTTTTTGTACATAAGAATTCTGATTCCAGTAATCATGGTTACCAAATACATAAAATGTTTTTTCCCAATTTTCATTACAATATTGTAGAAATTCTTTGAATGATGGATGACTAAATCTACTAATATCTCCTGCTAAAAATAAATAAGGAGATCTTGGAACTATTTTTGGTATACTTTTTGTTAGTTCCAAATGTAAATCAGAGTATATTTGAATTGATAATTTTCTTAGCGACATCTAAATATATATGAAAGTATATTTAAATATATATTTAAATCAATTTAATTTTTAATTCTCATCTTTTCACGTTCATCTGATTCCTTAAAATTTTCTATTACTTGATCCATATTTATTGGATGTTTTTCTCTATAATCCTTCATTGAACTATCTAACTTTGTTCTAATTTGTCTAAAAATTTCTTGATTTACAGATTTTACCTTTGGTGCTTCCTTTTTCTCAGGAATTCCCATATAATCTCTTATCACTCTCATATAATCACAGTTAAATAATCTTAATTTTTCTTTTGCTTCTTCCTCAGTATAATTAGTTTGAGACATTACTTTTTTAACATGTTGATCTAGGTCATCATTACTAAAAAAACTTATTCCGTCGGACATATATATTTACAATAAATATTTTTTAAATCATATTAAACGAATTGTTATATAGTATATTATCTATAAAGAATGACTACAACTATGGACAATCTTGAAAAATTAATTCAAATGGCAACTATTGAACATATGTATTCTATGCTACAAAAAATGAAAAATGATAATACTGATAATTTTAAAGAATGTAATTTTTCTGATGAAAAATATTCACAACAAAATAATGCTTTAATTGGTAGTCTATTAGGTGAAATTAAACATTTAAAAACTGAAATTAATGATCATACTGAAAAATTGAGAAGAAATAATGGTGAAATATGGCAATTAACACAATCATTATCATTTTGGCGGGAAAGGACAGAGAAGTTAGAGAATGAACTAAATGAAATCAAGAGTAATACAAATAATAACAGTAGATTTCTCTGTCAGCAAATCAGAGGTCAACAGAAATTAACTAGTTATCCTGGTTTTTCAAATGGTTCTTCACATGAAACAGATGATGAGGCTCATATTAAGCTAAAGATTGAAGAGAAATTGTCTAATGATGAATCCTGTGACGCTGATAAGGAGTCTAACCATTCTGACGAAGAAGACGAACAAGAACAAGAGGAACAAGAAGAAGAGGAACAAGAACAAGAAGAAGAGGAAGAAGAGGAAGAGGAGGAAGATGATGTTAATCCAGCATTAATCACTTGTTCAACTATAACATTAGATGTAAAGCCTATTGTAGAAGAAGTTCATGAACCTACTGTAGAGAGTTCGGAAGAGGAAGAGGAAGAATCTGAGGAGGAAGTAGGCACAGATGATGAAAAAGAAGTTTTAGGAAATGTTGAAATACAACCTCCGGTTCAAGATCAAAAAGAAGAGGAACAAGAAGAAGTGGAGGAAGAAGCAGACGATGAATTATCAGTTGGAGAAGAGCTTGGCGAACACATTGAACCTGTAGAAGAGGAACCTGAAGAGGAAGCTGAGGAACCTGAGGAAGAAGAAGCCGAGGAAGAAGAAGCTGAGGAAGAAGAAGAGGTATTTGAGATTGAAATTGATGATGTAACATATTTCGCAACCGGAGAAGAAAATGGAATTTTATATGAAATGACAGCAGATGGAGATATTGGTAAAAAGGTAGGAATAATTAAAGACGGTGAACCAATTTTTAATTAAAATAATGTAAACTCTTTTCTATATATATTATAAGTCAAATGTTTAGTTTATGTGCGCCAGCATTAATATATGTAGCATTTTCGTTAACACAAATAGTAATAGATACTTTTAAAGGATTATATAATACTGCGTTTTTTAAAGTAATTGTAATGGTAATAATTACAATACTTTTAAATGCTTTATGTCAAGCAGGCATGGGTATAATTTCTTGGATAATTGTATTTATTCCATTTATTTTTATGTCTATAATTGTAGCAATATTATTATATGTATTTGGTTTAGATCCATCAACCGGTAATTTAAATATAAAATGTGATAATTGTGATGATACAAATACTACAAAAAAAAGTGGTAATTTAATATACACTTCAACAATAAAAACTCCAAATAAGACCGTTAAATATGTAGATGTAACATATTCGGATACTCCATCCGATTCACAAGATACAACAGATCAGGTTGCTCCATATTGGTCAAGTGATCCACAATATGAATAGATTTATAAGTATAATAAAACTATTTAAATAATTCATAATTATTAATATATGATTTATTTAGCTATAATAACTATAGGTTTAATATTAGGTTTAGAATTAATGGGCATAGGATTTAGGTTTCAATTAGATTATGATACGTATAATAAATATGTTAATATAAATTTAAATGAGTTATTCGTAAAAATATCACCTACATTAATAAAATTATGTTATAAATTATTATATACGTTTAGTGTTTGTCAAATACAATTTAACAAACTAATAAAATTAATTACACCTTATGTAAAAGACGTTAAAAAATATTTAAAAGATAAAGGTTTTATAGAAGAAGTAAAAACACAAATTATAGATATAATTTCTAAAAATGGTGATGTGGAAAATGTATTAATAATATCAGATAAAACACCATTGGAAGAATTATCAAACGGTTTTGATCCAGATAGGCATGCAGGAGTATTGTTATCTGATAAAGATTTTGAAACGGGATGTATAAATATGATATATTATGAAAAAACTCCAGTTATACGAGATTATAAATTGTCAAACATAAACTTTATGATGATAGAGTTAGAGCATGAAAATGAAAAACATCCGATTGTATTGAAGGACGATACATATAACTATTATATTGTAAATAATTCTTTAAATCAAAATTTCTTCAAATATTATTTAAAAAATGTCCTCAAAGTCCCCATCAATGAAGCCAATTTTGATTACACTGTTAGCATCATTGATCATAACGTTAATATTTTAACACTTCTTCCACATCAACACATTGTTTTCAATGAACATGATTATACTGTTTTTCCTATTCTTGAAACTAATGATACTACAGAATCTGAAGAAACAAATGACACATGTGTTCCTGAAAGCACTGATACACAATTATCTAATTGTATTAATAATGATGAACAATCTATCAGTGATTCTGATAAATCTGATGATTTTGTTAAACTTGACTCTGAAAATTAGAGTTCTTTAACACCCAAATTATAATTATTATATATTAATTAAAATAATTTAAAAAAAATTGAATTAATTAATATATAATGGAATCCTATCATACTGATTTAACAATGGCTACTGCAAGTATTTCTGAAACTCCTGTATTTCATAAGTTGAGATATAAATGGAATCTCTGGGCTCATTTACCTCAAGATCCTGATTGGACTGTTAAAAGTTATAAGAAAATTTATCAATTCAAGACAGTTGAAGAAGCTATTGCTATTACCGAATCATTGCCTGCTGATTTGGTTAAAAATTGTATGTTATTCATTATGAGAGATGGCGTTACTCCTATGTGGGAAGATCCCAAGAATAGAAACGGAGGATGCTTCTCTTACAAGGTCTCCAATAAAAATGTATTTGAAGTTTGGAGAGATCTTACCTATGTCCTCATAGGAGAAAGCATTAGCACAAATAGCATTTTTGTTAATTGTGTGACAGGCATTACCATTTCACCCAAGAAAAATTTCTGTATTGTTAAAATCTGGATGACAAACTGTGATCATCAGAATCCTGTTATTGTTACTAGTGAAGTCAGAAATCTAACACCTCAAGGATGTTTATTTAAAAAACATACACCTGAATTTTAAACAAAAATATATTATATTTAATACTATTTAAACATTTGTTAATTATAAAATATAATGAAATATCCATTTATCATATTTTATCGTAAAGATAATTTTAGTCAGATTGACAATTTTTTAATTGAAAACGCAAATAAATTAGATTGTTCTATTTTTATTACAGATTCAGTTGATTATGTTAAAAATCTTCATAATTCTAACTTTCATTTTTTAATTACTTATGGTGATTCAGAATCTGAATACAAAAATGAATTACTTACTGTTATTTCTGAAAGAATGTTAACGCGTCATATTCATATAATGACAGATTCGCCAATTTTTTCAAGTGTAAACAAATTCAATATTTGTGTTAATGAGATTTACATTAATTTATGTTCAATTGAACGCAGTAGAGTTAGACCTACTTTTTCATTATTTACACCATCTTATAATTCATTTGATAAAATTTTACGAGTCTATAATAGTCTTAAAAAACAAACTTTACTTGATTGGGAATGGATTATTATTGATGACTCACCTGACGATAAACATTTTCAATTTTTGAGAGAACATTTTAGTGAAGATCAACGCATTCGTTTTTATAGAAGATCATGTAATAATGGAAGTATCGGTAATGTTAAAAATGAAACTATTGGCTTATGTCGCGGAAAATATGTTCTCGAAATGGATCATGATGACGAATTAATGCCATATGTTTTACAGGAATCTGCTGATTTATTTGACAAACAACCTGATATTGGATTTATTTATTTTGATTGTGCGTGTGTTTATGAAAATGGAGAAAATCAATGGTATGGTGATTTTATTTGTAAAGGATATGGAGGATATTACTCTCAAAAATATGAAGGTAAATGGAGACTTATTTATATCACCCCAAATATTAATAATATTACTATGAGTCATCTTGTTTGTTGTCCAAATCACCCAAGAATTTGGAGACGCCAAACATTACTTAATATGGGAAGTTATTGCGAATATTTACCTATTTGTGACGATTATGAAATTATACTTAGAACATCATTACATACTAAAATAGCTAAAATACATAAACTTGGATATATTCAATATATGAATAATTCTAACAATAACTTTTCTTTAATTAGAAATGGAGAAATTAACCGCATTGGACCAAGTTATATTGCCCCTATTTATTTTAAAAAATTTGAGATCAATAATAATATGAAATTGTTTGAGGCTTATGAAGATGAAAAATATATAAATCAACAGTCAAAAATATGGGAACGTGATCAAACTACATATACCCATAAATACTGTA